CCGTAATCCGTTTATGAAATCACACGCATCACCATTATCATTGTTATGGTCCCGCCAAACGTCTATAATTGACGGGACCGGCTTGTCCATTTATTTGCGAGATAAATTGAGATCCCGCGCCGGTACAAGCCGATGGTTAATCGCTATTGTGGCAGCATATGGCATGTATAAGGCTTTGCCTTTGGTTTTGCGAGCTTATCGCTACCTAACACGCCAGTTGCGACTCTCGAATGTGTGTACGCCTTCTCAGACTCCAGCACAGGATGTCCGGGAGGCGTTTGAAGACTTGCCTTACGCCCCACCGAAGATTACTGAACCGTATGCCACGACGCATCCACATGCTGTCGCGGCTGCATTACGTAATTCTGCAGTGGACTTCGCACGAACATACAGTGCCCGTCTCGGCCTGGGCTTGCATGTACACCATCTCTCACGAGCAGATGCTGTATGCGCTCGAGCCGGTCAGATGCTGTATGATCGTGCTGAAGATCTCGAAGCCGCTGCTTTGAATAATACCTTTCGTGATGAGTTTCCGAAACCGGATGATCTCATATTATGTGTTGATCGTGATTACACATTAGATATGGAGAATTATCTGACAACATTCCCTCGGAACGTTGTACTTATGTACACTAACGTTCCGAACGTAGCCGCGGGCGACGAGAATGGCGTTACATTTAAATTTAACCCCAACGGTACATTTAATGAAAAAGTGTCCGGTGGGGAAGTATATAACCACATGTTATGGGACTGGACAGTGTCGAAACTAACTGTGCGACAACCGTGGGGTACACGCATACCCTACAATTCAATGGTTCCCCGCCTAACCCTGGGGATCACTGTGTCGTACAAAGTTGCTATAAGACACTTGAATAAGACACGTGCCTTGGTCCTACTCGTGCCATATTATTGTAATGATGGTTGGCGCTTGTTGGATACCACCAAGGATGAGACCCCGTTGCGTAGATTCAATCCTGTCCAAACAATTGATGGTCAAACTTTTACCCGTATAAGTGTTCAGACTGCTCAAGGGTCGATGATATCTACCGCTCGTTGCGGTAGGTACGATCCTGAGGAGCGCACTGAGTGCGGACATGTGCTGGCTGCCACGGTTTCCTCAGTACTGGATGATGCCATCCACGAAAAGGCCCGAGGCACCAGTAACACTCTCTCCAAGGATGCTGTTAAGCATATGACAAGCTGCAGTGAAGCAGAAGCTATCATATTGCGTAACTACCATGTTGCGGTAGCAAAGAAACATTTTCCTTGGGCCAAAGTAGTCTTTGGAAATCCGAGACACGTTGTTGGTTACCAGTGGGATAAAACGCGTATAGATGATGACGCAAAATGCGTAGTCGAGGCGTTTATGAGCCCACTCGTGACCTCGGATGCTTGCGCGCCAATGCGTACTCCGTCCAATGAGTTTTGGGGCGCAACAGCTCGTGTCACTAATTTCCAGTTGACGCAGGCCGTCATGCCTGACGACTGCACGAGGGCAGCTAAGAAGAAGGCTACGAAGAAGAAGCATCTAGCTGCGTTCGAGCGTCCGAACATGAGTAGAGAGTTACTCAAATGCATGGAATCTTTCCTTGACGAGTTCATGGGTGATATGGAAGACTTGGAACATTATGCCCCCTCTAGATATAATGGTAATGACGATTATATCGAGGATGAGGAGGAGTTTGCAGGTCCCGTTGACCCGGAAGTTGTCTGGGCAAGACAATCATCAAGGGCCCAACAAATCATCTTGGATGAAGCCGATATGACCGAGGAAGAGTTTCTTAGTGAATGGCGTGCTAAGGTCTTCCCGAAGGCCGAAGTGTATAACGGCATAAAACCTCCTAGGATGATTACCACCATTGGACCTTTGGTAAAGATGATCTATTCGATGTTTATCTATAGAATTTCAGCACACATTAAACGACAGCATTGGTATGCTTTCGGCCTCACTCCACGTGAGGTTGCTCAACGTGTTGGTGAACTAGCGAGAGAAGCATTGAAGATCATACTAACTGACTTTTCGAAATTTGATGGCCATGTAGCAGGCATTTTGCGTGAGTTTGAGCGCATGTTAATCATGCGCTGTTTCCCCTCCCCAAAATGGCGGTCTCTTGTCTTACAATGCTGGAAATCCCAACTCCACCAGTGGGCTATTACTGCTGGTGGGGTGGAGTATGATACCGGCTTTGCGAGATTGTCAGGATCCCCTGAGACGGCAGCATTTAATGCCATGGCTAATGCTCTTATTGCTTTCTACGCCTTGTGGAAAACACGTGGAGCCGACGGTCAACGAAAATACAGCCCGAGACAATGTTATGCAAAGTTGGGCTTGTATGGTGGCGATGACGGTCTTTCGAAAGATATTGATGAAGCCGTGTATAAGAGTGCAGCTAATGAGATAGGCCAGGTAATGACATATAGTCTTGTGAAGCGTGGTGATGCATACATCACGTTTCTAGGCCGCGTGTACACTCCACGAATCTGGTACTATGACATTAGCGATGACTCTACCTATTCCTCCATGCAGGACATAACCCGGGTGCTGCCCAAGTTTCATTTAACCCCAAGGGTCAATGTTCCTCCTGTGGAGAAATTGGTGGAGAAGGCACGTGCCTACTATTTAACAGACGCAAATACGCCAATATTAGGTCTGTTTTGTAGGCGCGTTTTAACCTTTGCTGGTGACAGGGTCCATATGGATTTCCATAAGGATATATCTCCTTTTAATGTCACCTGGTGTCCAGACGTTGAAAAGCAATATCCGAATGTCAACTCGGATATGTGGATGGAGGATGCACTCGTCAAGTCCAGACCAGATCTGGAATATGACGAGTTAGCAACCTGGTTAGGTCGCGTCTGGAGGTTAGAAGACATTCTAGATTTCAAAACATTAGGGGACCCTCAAATAGTAGCACAAGTAGCAAATGTCCACTCTGACGATGTGGATTACTGGTGCGAAGATGTCCCCGAACCATCATCCCCGCTTGGGCCGCGGGGTTGATTTCGAACTTATCCCAAAGTTCACATTTTCATTCATCTGACGTGTCGGGTACATTTGATAAACGAAATTTCATGCTCGCAAAGCGTAAGAAGAAGAACAATCGCCCGCAACAATCTCGACCTGTCGCTGCAGCTTATGTCTCCACTGGAGGCACTAGTGCGCGAGGTGACAAGATTGATGCAGGCACTGATGTTATTGTAGAAGAGGTTAGCGGAGTCACCACGTTTGGTTGCGTTGGTTATTCCATAAATCCTGGGTTGGAAGAGAATTTCGAATCCCTGTCCAAGGAAGCCGAGAGGTATGACTGTTATGAATTCCAAGAGTTGTCATTTCACTTTGTGGGAACAACGGTCATAACAACAACTGTCGGTCAGATTGGCATGGCTTTCGAACCCAATCCTAACTCCCCACCTCCATCTTCCCAATCCAAATTTTCTGCGTATGAAGCGCATGTTTCTTCCAGTGTCTATAAACCTGGAGGTTTGTGGCTTCATGTACCAAGGAAAATGTTGGTTGGTAAAAGATATGTGCGCCGGGGCATTGAGGGTTCTAATTTGACACTCTATGACCCTGGGTCCCTAATCATTATGGCTAGGGATGAGGCATCGACAAATGTGATCGGTTACGTGGAGGTCCATTACAAAGTTAAATTCTTTAACTTTCATTTGGAGGCAAACGTAACCCCATATCGCCGTAATGTCCTTAGTGTTGGAAAGACAGGAACACAAACACTTGTCACTTCCACTGCCACTAATTGGACTATGGACACGATATATGGCGGCGGTTTGGTTTACGACCTCACTGCTGGAAATTTGACGTTGGATTCAGGATACTACCTAATGCAATTGTACCTTGCCTCTAGTGATACTGCTGCAGAGGCATTTCAAGTTAGTATAGCGATCCGGAAAGATGGGGGTTCGGTTGCTGGTGGCGTGCAGGAAACCACTTGCTTAGCAGGTGGCAAAGTTTCTTGCGCGACGGCCGCCCTTGTCCCCTGTTCATCCACCGCTGTATTTGATGTACGTGTTACACTCGTTGGAGCCGCCGGAACCTTGACTATTGTTGGAAATAGCAGTGTGCTGATTGTTCACGCATTGTGACGAGGTGGTTCATTTATCAGCTGTTAAAACCCTGGAAAATGGATGTTGACCGTGTCCATCCTATAAAAATCATAAAATTGACCCACGTGTGTGCTCACGTGCCGGAATAAAAATTACATTTAAATGAAAATGTCTGCG